CTCCCCTCCCCGCCGATCCAGTGCGCCGACCCCCCAGGCACCCCCGCTTCAGCGCCCGGGAACCCGGTGATGGGTCCGACCCTCGATGCCTCAGTCAAGTTGGTCCGCCTTGAGAACCCCTCCCTCTTCGATGCTCAGGGCAACCTGACTCCTTGGCCCCAAGACCCCACGAACCCCGCAGGCGCGATCACCGCCCACACCTTCTACCTGAAGGTCCAGAATGCTCTCGCCTTCGGTGGGCACTGCGGCACCTTGGGCACCGATGACATCGGAGTCCTAGAGCCCTCTTCAGGCTCCTGGGAGTGGTACAAGCTCGTGGTCTACACCGTGGGCAAGGTCCGCGCCGCCGCCGACTCTACAGAGGGCATCTTCGTCTATCCGGGAGGCTCGGCACCTCCTTCACCCCCCGCTACACCCCCCGCCACACCACCTCCGTCTCCGACCCCGGGGCCGAGTCCTAGCTCGACCCCGGGACCCGCCCCGCCCGGGAAGTGCCCGCTGCAACTGCCGATCCCTTCAGGTTACGGGCTGGCCTTGGAGATCAAACCTGGGGGGCAGCAGGCCGATGGCACACCCTACGTTTTCGACGCGGGCGCGAATCTCCCTCCGCCCGGGTGGACTGGAATCTGCCGTGGTCCGCATCGCTGTGACATTGGCGCGGAGAAGGATCGCTTGAACGGTGACGCCTGCTCCCGCGAACTCTGCGGCGAGACCCTGACCTACACGATCGCAGGTGACGGCTTCATCAACTGGCCCTTCGCGGACGGGACGCGCCCACCCGGGGTGAGTCCCTATGGTGTGAAGTTCACGCTCAATAGTCCGACCTCGCAGGCCATCTTGACCGGGTGCTGCCCAGTCTCGGGCGTCTGCGGATCGGTGCAGGTCCCCTGATGGCTTCATCCTCATCGAAGCACCGCGCCCACCCGAAGGTGGGAGTCGCGCAAGGAAGGTGCCTAGCAAGAGATCCCAAGAGCAGGTTGGACGCCAACCTTAACTAGGTCATAGCAGCCGAAAGTACCCCCGGGGGTCGCGCTTCAGGCGTGTTGCTCGGCTCTCGGGGGTTTTCAGGAAGGCAGGTGAGAAGGTGGACTGGCTGAAGATTCTGTCCTACGCGATCCAGGTGTTCCAGGTGCTCCACGCGTCTGGCATTCTCGACTTCTCCAAGGTGACCCCGGCGCACATCGAGAAGGTCGTGAATCTCGCGCAGGAGATCCATGCGGCCACTCTGCCGCCCCCGAGCCTCCCGGCATGAGCACCCAGCCCCCGAGCATCCTCCCGACGCACACGATCACCACCCTTTCTCGCTTCTCTGACACCGCCATCCAAGCCCAGATCGACCGCGCAGTCGCCCTGATCCCGCCTGACAAGACGAGTGCGATCGTGCTCCACGGCGACCTAGAGAGCGTCTCCCTCACTGCGGTGGTGCGGGTCGCGGACGGCTGGTCGATTGACGCGGGCGCTTCCTACCGCTACGGGGGCGCCTTCACCGCCGAGGCGCAGGTGGTCAAGGTCTTCTAGGTTGGTCCCCCTCATCCAGATCCACCGCCACAAGCGTTCCCCAGTTCTGCGGAAATTGGATCGTTGGGGTAGGGCTTGGGCGACATACCAGAGACGGGTGGCATTTCTAGCCCAAGTCGTCGCCACATTTCGCACTCTTCGGCGTAGGTGCTACTGCTTCATCGTGGGATCTACCAGAACAGCCTTTTGGCCGCCTCCAGATTGGAACGCTCTTGAAAAGATCCACACTTGGTTTAGCGTTCAGCGCGGGCGTAGTAAGGGGCGAGTTGCAGGTGTGACAAAGGAGTCCTAGATGTCCCTAGTCACCATCCACAAGCACAAGCGCCTCGTCGCCCAGTTGGACCGAATCGCCGACTCCCTAGAGCGCCTCGCCTTTGTCGCCGAGTCCCACTTCCTCCACCGGGTACAAGTAGTTGACTCCAAGGAGGAAGGAGAGGTACTCTTCCAGACCGACGAGGACTTCAGGCGCCTCGAACTCCTAGAGGAGCGCCATGTGAGGGCGATGGGCGACATCGGACCTGACACCGAGTTGGAGGAGTAGGGTGGCCTCCGACACCCTCTCCCCCCTCCAGCCCCCTCCCGAGAAGATCGTCGATGCCCTCCGCGCCTTTGAGACTGCGGTCGGGGGGCGCTACCTCTTGGCTGAGGCTCTCGTCCACTCGCCCCAAGACGAGGCAGATGTGATCGCCCGCCTTCTGGCTGACCCTGAGAATGAGCGCAAGAGCCTCGCTTCCTTGTGCGCCGCCGCCTCGATCTCGGTCGGGAAGTTCTTCAAGATTTTCGCCACCGCCCGTGGCGCCGCCGCCTACCTGAAGGCCATGGACCGGGTCTGGGTCGAAGCGCCAGAGGTCGCCGCCGACGCGATGAAGGCCGCCCGCACGGTCACCCGCACCTGCCGCTGGTGCCGGGGCAAGGGCTACAACAAGAAGAAGGTCCAAGTGGAGAACAAGGAGGAGGGCTCCTTCTACGAGGGCGAGGTCCGAGCGGGCTTCAAGGAGATTCTGTGCCAAGCGTGCAAGGGGGTGGGGAAGCACGAGGTGATCCCCGAGCCTGAGCGCGTCAAGATCGCCCTGCGGCTGGCGGGTCTGCTGAAGGAGGAGCCCCGCACCACGGTTGATCTCTCGAAGCACCAGACCAATCAGGTAGTGGTCGCCGACTCGATGCGCTCCTTCATCGCCGCCACCAATCGCCTGCTTTACGGGGCGCTGCCGCCCTCCCCGCCCGAAGTCGAGACGATAGACGTACCTGCTACCCCTGTCACGGAGGAATCCTAGCCATGGCCTTCTCTCCCCAGGGCGGCACCATCACCCCGCCCTCGACCCCGGTCGATCCTACCAAGCCCAACAATCTCGCCTCCCTTCTGATCGCCGCCGGGGCTATTCCGCCCCGCGCTTCTCCCAAAGATCAGGGCGCCTTGCCGCACTACACCTACCACACCTGCGCGATGCGGGCGGCAGCGGGGAACTCTTCCACCATCTACTGGGGCTTCGGTAGAGCGGACGCAGCCGCCCTTTCCTCGTCGAACGCGGCAGGCTTCCTCGCCAAGTCGGACGGGTTCACGATCGACTGCGTGAATGGCCTCGCTGCCTTGGAGGCTGTGCAGGTCATCGGGAATGGCTCCGATACCCTTCTCGTGAGCTTCTGGGAATGAGCGGCTACTCGGGCGGGGGTGGCAGCACCTTCACGGGCGGCACGATCACCTCGCCGATCCTCGCCGCCGACGGGACCGCAGGCGCCCCCTCTTTCTCGTTCACCAACGACACCAACTCGGGGATGTACAACCTCGGCACCTCTCTGGAGATTTCCCAGGCAGGCGCCCGGCGACTCCACATCACTACTACTGCGCTTGGGGTTGAGACTACGTCTGGGCAGATTTACATCGGGGCGACTGGACTCCAAGGGATTGCCACCCCCGCCAACGGGGTGGTTGAGGTCAACGCCGGGGCCCCCGGGACTAACGGTTGGCTCCTCCAGCGTGCGGCTCGGATTGGGCTGGCTGGCAACTATACAAATGCGACCGCCGCCCTCTCGGCGACTAACCTCTCGATCACGGTCGTCTCCGGGAGGAAGTACAGTTTCCTGCTCGAACTCTTCCTCTCAAACACGACCGCTGCTGAGGGTGTCCAGATTACCTTCGACGGAGGCTCTGCCGCGGCGACCAACTTCGTGGCGAATGGGTGCCTCGTGAATAACCTTGGCGGCACCGTTGCGTTGGCGAATGGAACCTCAGCGGCCCTCGCCACCGCGCTGAACGCGACTGCGCTCACCAACACTTCCACCCACAACTTCTCAATCTCCGGGTCCTTCGAGCCCTCTGGGGCCGGGACCTTCATCGTCCGAGCGGCTGAGAACACCCACTCGACGGGGACGCTCACGATCCTGCGAGGGTCCTTCCTCTGGATCGAGGACATGGTCTTTGGCTAAAGGGTAGGGGAGATGGGTGAGTGGCTACCTCGGCGGCTATTTCGCAGCGAGTGGCGGTACTTCCCTCCCCTCGCCCGACCTGACGCTCACTTCTCCGAGCCTCTTCCAGGTCTTCCAGCGCTCCGGGACCACCGGCACGATCACCGTGACCGGCTCGGTGACCAATGGGCCTTGGGACATCTTCGCTCTCTACGGGAACTCTCCCGCCACGACGATCGGCCTCGGGATCTCGGGAGCCTTCTCAGGATCGCTGACTGGCCGACCGCAGGGGCAGACCACCTTCACCCTCCAGATGCAGAAGGCGGGAGTGCTGCTCCAGGCGCGAGACGTTCAGTGGGTAGGAATAGGCGATGTCTTCGTGATCGGGGGCCAGTCGAACGCGGTCGGCCACGCAAACAATCTCCAGACTTACTCGAACCCGCAGGGCATCAAGGCGGGGCTCTATGACCGCAACACCAACTCTTGGAAGGAACTCGTGGATCCTACGGATCCGCTATTTAACGGGGGCTCGGTCTGGCCGATCATGGCGACTTCCTACCTCGCCTCCCAAGGCATCCCCTGCGCCTTCATCCCCTGTGCGGTCACGAACACTTCAAGTGCGAACTGGCAGCCTGGGCAGAGCACCTACACTTCCATGACCGCCCGCGTGACCTCGGCGAACTGTGGCGGCACCCGGGCCTTCCTCTTCTGGCAGGGCGAGACCGATGCGACCAACTCGGTGTCCCAGGCGACCTACCACGCCAACATCTCCGCCATCGCTGCCCAGATCGCCATCGACCTCGGGGCCAAGATGATTAACTGCAAGATCCAGAACTGCTCGGGCATCCCGATTGGGCAGCAGACGCCGATCAACGCGGCGATCGGGGCGGGATGGACCGACATCTCGAACATGGCGGCAGGCCCAGACCTCTCGGACCTCCTGACCGACGACGGGCTCCACTTGGAGATCGACTCCAAGGTGCAGACCGCAGGTGCGAGATGGTGGTCTGCGGTCAAGGCCGTCTATGGGTGGGCCTAGTGTTCCACCCCAAGATAGTCGAAGCGACCAAAGCGAGACTCCGACAAGCGGGTTACCAGGTGCCCGAGAAGGAGCCTCCTGTCGGCGAAGTGGAGGGGCGAACTCGGGAGTTGGAGGCGCTCTGGAACCCGAAGCTCTCCCGTCCTGACCGTCCCTTCACCGAGGAGGAGGCCCGCTTCGTGGTGGGGCAGCGGCTCCTGTGTCAGGCGTCCTTTGAGTATTGGTGCTCTTGCTTCGCCAAGATCAACATCAAGGGATCTGGGCTCCGCCTGATGTACCCGCTCCTCGACACCCAGAAGTTCATCCTCCAGCGGGTCGCCCAGGCGGAACTCGCCTGCGCTGAGAACCGCCACCAAGATGGGATTCTCCTGAACCTGCTGAAGGGCGCTCGGCAGGTGGGCGGTTCCACCTTTGCCGAGGCGGTCGGCGCCTACAAGTTCACCACCCAGGAGCACATCTTCGGCCTCGTCGCCGCAGACGTGCCCGACACCTCCGCCTACATGTTCGACATGTTCGAGCGCATCGTAGAGCACCTCCCTTGGTGGCTCACCCCCGGGGTTGAGGAGCATGTGAAGAACAAGGAGATGAGATTTGCGACCCAGAGCCATGTGTGGGTGGGCTCAGGCAGGAGCACCCGAGGGGCAGAGGGGCAGAGGGGTCAGTTAGGCCGAGGGAAAACTCTCTCCTGGGCGCACCTCTCCGAACTCTCGACTTGGGACGAGGTGCAGGCGCAGCAGATCAACGGCTCCCTCCTGCCCACGATGCCGATGGATCATAGAACCTTTGCTCTCTTCGAGTCCACCGCCAAGGGTCGGGACAACTGGTGGCACAAGCACTGGCGCGTCTCCAACTCCCACAAGAACCGCTTCACCCTGAACATCTTCATCCCCTGGTACGTGGAGGGGAAGTACGCGATGCCCCCTCCTCCCGATTGGGCGCCTGCTCAGCCCACCCTCGCCCATGCTACCCATTGTGAGGAGACCTCCCCCAAGTACCTCGGGCGCCAGATCCGACTCACCCGGGATCAACTCTACTGGTACGAGTTCACCCGCGCCTCCTACGAAGCGATGGACGACCTGAAGACCTTCGTAGAGGAGTACGGGTCGGTGACCGACGACGAGACCTTCCAGCACTCGGGGTACTCGATCTTCTCCGCCAAGGTTCAGCAGCGGGTCAGGGATCAGGCTCGCCCCTTCGTGGGGATGGCCGAGGTGAGGCCGCAGAAGGATTTGAGATGAGCAGGTCCGACAAGATCGCCTGGGCTATAGCCGCACTCGCCCTCACCTTGGCCGCTTACGCCTACTGGAGTCTGAAGCCATGATGGTCGAGTTCAAGCTCCCCAAGACCAAGATGCTCCTGCGCCTCTTCCAGGACGAGAACCCTGCCGAGTTGAACAACATCGTCCTTGAGATCGTAGACGGGCAGCGCGAGGAGAAACTCCAGATCCCGCCCCGTCTCGCTGGCGTGCTCGGGAAGGCGCTGGTGATGCTCGCGGAGGGGCATTGAGAATCGCACTCGATCTTGATGGGACGCTCTGGCAGTACAAGACCTTCTTTCGTGAGTTGGCATGGGCACTCACAAAGGCAGGACATGAGGTGGGGATTTTGACTGGTCATGCAGGTGGTAAGGAGGCCGATCTGCACCAACTGGAGTTGCAAGGATTCCCTCCCCCAGCCTTCTTTATCAACGGTGATGGGCGTGACGTAGAGGGAGATCACAAGACTTGGAAGCAAGTTCGGGCTAAGGCAAACGGTGTGGATGTGCTCTTTGACGACTGGGGAGTCTTCGGGGCTGTTGAGTGTTGGGTGAATGGTCCGAAGGAGCAGCAAGGATGATCCTCTCCCCCCGCCGCTGCGCCATCTGTCGCACCCGCTGGATGGTCCTGCTCCGCGAGGGAGTCTGCTGGCCTGCCCGAGTCCTTGGTCTCGTTGAGACTCCTTGCGGTTGGTGCTCGGAGGCGCTTCATGCCCACGCCGGGTGACGCCCTAGAGCTTCCCCCTGGCTACGGGTTCAGTGCGATCCCGAAGGCCCGCTGGTTCCCCCAGGACGAGGATCTCCTCCCCTCCCTCATGGACCGCCTCCTCATCTGGGAGAAGCCGCGCAAGACCGAGCGCTACGTGGTCTCGGTGGATGTGGCGGGGGGGACAGGGCTCGACCGCTCGGTGATCGAGGTGGTGCGGGTAGGCTCTCTCCGAGAACCAGATGAGGAGGTCGCCCAGTTCGTCTCGGACTCGATCGACGCGGTGGAACTGGCCTACTACATAGATCCGATTGGGCGGTACTACCAAGATGCAGAGGGGCAGGAGGCGCTGGTCGCAGTAGAGTTCAACGGGATGGGTGGCACCACCCAGAGCGAACTTCTCCACCACCTCGGGTACACCAACCTCTACATCTGGCAGCACGAGGACGCCCGCGATCCGAGGGGCAGATACTCCAGAGCATTTGGTTGGTACACCAATTCTCGGACCCGCCCGATGATGCTCCAGCGCCTCTTCCACGCCGTGACTACGCTGGACGAGCGCACTGGCCTCCCCGACTTCAGGATCAACTCGCCCTTCACCATGGACGAGATGCGGGACTTCCAAGCGCCTCCCGGCTACCCGCTCTGGAAGGCCGAAGCCTTCGGGGACGCCCACGACGACGCGATCATGGCCGCCGCGATTGCGGTGCAGGTCGCCCAGACTCTCCACTTCGAGGGGAACGAGCCCGTCGCTGAGCAGCGCCGCCGCCTCGCGGAGGAGAAGGGTAGGAAGACTGAACTAGCAGATCGCTTCTCCCGCAAGGTGGACTACATCTCCTCCGACTGCACCGCCGACGAGATGATGGGGCGGGACGAGAACTACCCCGAGGAGTACCTGCCGAGCGCGAGGGTGGAATGGTAGAAGTCGGCGACATCGTCCTCTTCCGCATCGACCCCGAGGTGCAGCGCCCTCTTCTGGTGACCCATGTCGATGGCGGCAAGGTGGACGGGGAACTCACCTTGAATTGGCGCTTCGATCGCGCATCCGTCTGGTGCCAAGCACACCTCTTCTATCTCCCTTCCAAGGACCAGCGCCAAGTCGAGGTGTTCCAAGCGGAGTTCGGCCCCGAGGTGGGACAGTGGCAGGCCAAAGGCGCTCAAGTCCGAAGGAGGAAAGTTGGCTGAGGTGAAGGTCCGTACCTTGATCGACATCCCCGAGGAGGTCTATGCGGCCTACGCTGCCCAGGCCAGTTCCCTTGCTGCGGCTGGCGGTTCAGCCAGCCCACAGGAGTTGATGAGCGCCCAGTTGGCTCGCTTCTCTGCGTACCCCGCCTCAAACCATGTTCTGGTGGTGGACTCCGAGAGCCGGGGGAAGTTGGATCTGATCCTTCAGGGCGGGATGCTCCGGGATGCCCAAGACCTAGTGGAGAAGGTCACCAAGTTGGCCGACATCCAGATCGGTGGAATCGCGGTACACTGGACGCCGGGGCAGTTGCGGCAGATCAAGACCTACGCATCTCGGAACCGAATCACGGTGGAGGAAGCGATCAAGAGAGTGGTTTTTCAGATGTCCGGCCAATTCTGGGACTACGTCAGTGATTGAGCTAATCGACTTCTCTTATGCCCCCGACATGGTCACCCTCCGCCTCGCCGACGACATCTGCGAGGAGTGCGGCGCCCAGATCCAGATCGGCGACTTCCCCCTCTGCAAGGGCGACCCTGCTCGGCATGGGGCTCGCCGCTACCGGGACATGGCCGCCTACGAGGTCGAGGTCGATGGCCGTATCATCACGATCGACTCCATGCAGAAGGCCGACCGGATCGAGCGCGAGTACGCTCAGATGGGGAAGAAGATCGCCTTCCGGGTCTTCCACCAGGACTCCTCGAACCTCGACAGGAACTCCTTCGCCGACCAAGATCCGAGGGTGAAGTTCCGCACCACCAACTCCCGTGGGGTGCCCTATGTGACCCACACGGGCTCCAAGGAGATGCGCCGAGAGGCGGCTGAGATCGTGAAGAAACTAGGGCACTGGTAGAATGGGCACCCCCGCCGACATCCCCGCCGCTGGAGCCGACAAACTCCTCGATGGCTTCGTCTCCCCCGGCACCGGCTCCGACTTCTACGGCCCCCACGACCGCCGCATCCTCGGGTGGGTGAAGGAGGCTCTGGAGGAAGGCGAGCGCCTGAACCGTACCGACCCTGCCTACCCTGGGATCGACGAGACGATGGAGTATGTCCTCGGGAACCAGTTGGGGCAGAACCGCCCCTCCTACCTACCCAACGTGGTGGTGAACCGGACGAAGAAGGCCATTCGGACCCACGCCTCCGCCCTCACCGACATCCGCCCCCTCTTCGCCTACAAGACCTTCAATGACCGCTTCGAGACCCACGGGTATCTCCTGAACAAGCTCGTGATTCTCTGGTGGATGAACACCTTCGCGGACCTGCGCCTGCGGGACTGCATCCTGTACTCTCTGACCGCCGGGGCGGGCGACCTCGTCTGCGAGTGGGACCCGAACTTCCACCAAGGGAATACCCGCCTCAGCGCCAGAGATCCTAGAGACACGCTGCCGATCCGCCCTAGCCGGGAAGACTCGGTGCAGTCTTGGATGGGGCTCATCATCCGCGAGGCGCACTCCCCTGCGGCGATGCGAGCGACCTATCCGCACCTGAAGGATGTGTTCCAGCCCGACGTGCAGAAGTGGGGGCAGGTTTACACGAGGTTCCGCAGATACCTCTCCATGATTACCCCTGTGTCCACCCTAGATGGGCTCTCAACGAAGCAGAAGGGCGGAGCAGGGTCTTCCCCGGAGGTGATCGCCTACCGCGTCTACCTGAACGACATGCAGATCAACCTGAACACCAAGAAGGTGCTCATGGGGCAACCTGGCACCAACTGGTGCTACTGGGTCGAGCCCGGGAAGCCGCTCTACCCAAGGAAGCGCCTGATCGTCTGTACCGAGAAGGCGATCCTCTACGATGGGCCAAACCAGTACTGGCACGGGATGTACCCTTTGGCTCGGCTGAAGCTCGACCCTTGGCCCTGGACCTTCCTCGGCCTCGGGCTGGTTCACGATGCCCGCCCGCTCCAGAACGCGATCAACTCCCTCTCCAACGATGTCCTGACCTGGTGCTCACAGGTGGTGAACCGGGGCCTCATCGCCGACAAGAACGCGGTCCCCGAGAGCCAGTTCAAGCGCTTCGACCCCCGCCGCCCGAACTGGAAGGTCCGGGTGAACACCGCCCTCGGCGAAGGGTTCAAGCTCCAAGACCCCTCCCCGATGCCCCCGCAGATGCTCGAATTCCTGACGCAGCTCTATGGTCAGTTCGACGACCTCACCGAGATGGCGAACCTCCAGAATCTCATGCAACTGAACCAGATGCCCTCCGGCGACACGATCGCCGAGTATTACAAGGCGCTCACCCCGGGGCTCAAGATGGAGGGGCGCCTCCTCGAAGCCTTCCTCCGGGACGTGGCCGAGATGGTGAAGTCGAACATCTTCCAGTTCATGTCCACCGAGCGCCGGATGCTCTACCTCGGAGATGCGGGAAAGACGCTTGAAGACTTCGACTACGCGCCTGGCTCCTTGGTGCCCTCCATGGCTCCGCAGGACAAGGGCTACGTCCCCGAGTTGGACAAGGATCTCCCCCACGATCAGCGGGCGCAGTATTTCCAGAAGCTCTTCACCTTCTACGTGTCCCCGAACTCGCTCCTCGCCATGCACGCGCAGGAGGAGCAGATGAAGTACACGCAGCTCGCGCAGCAGGGCTACATGGACTTCTGGACTCTCATGGAGATGAAGGAGATCCCGAACGTGGGGCGCCCGCCGATGGTCCCGCTGCCGATGAAGGACTACAAGCCACCACCCCCGAAGACCGACCCGCAGACTGGTCAGCCCATGCCCACCCCGCCGCCGCCGATGGAGATCCGCGAGCCCGTCACGATCACCGAGCGTCTCATTGCGCAGCAGCAGTTGGGTTTATCCCAGACTGTGAGCGCCCAAGGGCGCAAAGCATCGAACCAAAAACCACCGCAGATGGAGCAGCGTCCAGACGGTTCGACGACTACGGTGACTTCGTAGGAGTCAGAGCACTTGTTTCCATGTGAGTCGATGAATCACCGAGTAGATGGCAAACTTAGTCACGCCAAAGATTCGTGCCAAGGCTTTCATGGAGAGTTTGCCAGAGAGTCGGCGGATCTCACGGACCTTCGTGGGGTTCAGTTTGGCGTTGTGATTCTCAACCCCTCTGACATACAGTTCGCTCACCCTCTTCTCGTAGTTCCACCTGTTCTTCCGAATCGCGTCTTGGACGTTATCCTTGACTGTCCCTGCGAAGAGATGGTCGGGGCGGACACACTTGGGGTTGTCGCAATGATGGCAAGCCCAGAGTCTTCCAAGTGCCTTGACGAGGTGCTCATAGGCGAAGCGGTGGGCGGGGATGGAATCACCATTGAACCAAAAGACCCCGTAGCCCTGTGGGGTGCAGGCGCCGATCCAGAGCCAGCATCCCTCGGTCTTCTGGACGTACTTCCAGAAGCGCGGCATCGGATCGGCGAGCGGCTTCGGCTTTCGGACGTAGACTCCAGTAGGCATGACGGTATCTTACATGGGTGAGATGGAGGAAGTCAAGGTGCCTCAACTCACCTTCCCAGACTTCCTTAACTTGCTCTATTCATTGGGGTTCACTGGGAAGGTGGTCCTCGACTTTCGCGGGGGTCTCCCGCAGGTCGCCACGGGGTCTCGCTTGCTTCGTACGGAAATCTTGCAAAAGCCCTTGACAGCCCGCGATATACCCCTTCAGACTTCTCCTTAGTAGTTCGTCTCTCCGCCCGAGCGGCGCTAGGCCGTCGGCCTCGTACAGGTCGGCGGTCTTTTCTTTTGGAGGCAGGATGGCGAAAGAGCACCACGAGACGAAGGCGGAAGAGAAGCGCGAGGAGTTGAAGAAAGAGCACAAGAAGCGCGGGAAGCACCACGGTGGGCGCCATCACGGGATGAAGCGCTGAAGTGAATGCCCGCCTCGACCGTCAAGGAGGAGATGCATCGTTGGAAGCACGGGGAACTGCACTCCGGGTCGAAGGAGGGGCCGGTGGTCCCGCGCACCAAGAAGGGGCAGAAGCAAGCCTTGGCGATCTGGTTCTCGGAACAACGTCGCGCATCAGGTAAGGGAAGAGAAAGGAAGCGCTGAACATGGCGAAGGGCAAGGGCGGGAAAGGGTTCTTGGGCACGCATGGGAAGATCCCTCGTGGCGTCTACCACGCCGGGGGCGGTGCATCGAAGAAAGTGGGCGTGATCCACTCGCCCTACAAGGACACGATCGTGAAGCGCGGCGGATCAGCCCGCTGACCTATGGGCTCCCCAGCCATTCCGGGTCGCCAAGCGCTTGATGGCCCCCCGCCTTCCCCCGCGAATCCTCCTGATGCGGCTCCCGGGGGACCTCCTGGGCCTACGCCTCCTGGAGCAGGGGCTCCTGGCAGTCAAGGACCCTCTGGCGGGTCAGCCGCGAAGGCAGTCGTGATGATGGGCGCGAACATCGACCAAGCCTTGATGGCCCTCTCGAAGGCTTCCCCGGGCTCGGTGACCGAGTTCGCCCAGGCGCGGCGCCTGATCCAGAAGGGGGTGGCGAAGATCCTCTCAGGAATGGGTGGTGGGCAGACTGGATCGCCCACCCCGACGACCGCCGGGGCGCCATTCATGGGCGGCGGAATTGCAGGAGCGATGTGAAGGACTGGCTCTCTATCCCGGAGAAGGTCTGGCTCACATCAAGGAGCGCATAGATGGCGAGAACCAAGAAGGAAGCGGGCGCGGCGTACCTCCAGAAGATCCTCGGACTCCTACCCGAAGCCCAGCGGACCCAGTTCGCCGAGGCTCTCAAGGACGAGAAGGTTCAGGAAGCAGCAGGCGAAGAGGTTCTGCTCAGGGACGACTACTCGCGCCAGATGGACGAGTTGAAGGCGCACGAGGGCAAGGTCGTCGCCTACCACGGGAACCTCCAGACTTGGTATCAGGAGAAGCAGGACGCTCTGGAGAAGGGCACCGCCGCTTTGGAAGCGCTGGAGAAGCTCCAAGCCAATCCCCCCGTGAAGGCTGGCGACCCTCCTCCCGCCTTCGACACCACCAAGTTCATCGCCCGGGATGAGGCGGCCAAGTTGCTCAACCAGGCGGTCACCGAGAGTGCCACCTCGATCGCCCAGTACAACGCCTACCTCTCGACCCTCGCCTCGCAGCACCTCCACGATTTCGGCGAGCCCCTGGATGTCCTCGCCCTCGACCAGTTGGCGCGGAAGGAAGGGAAGCGGGTCGATGCGGTCTACGCGGACCAGACCAAGGAGAAGCGGGAGAAGCGGCAGGCTGAGCAGCAGGCGAAGAAGGAGAAGGATCTGGAGGACAAGATCCGCACCAAGCTCGAAGACGAGTACCGCCGCCGCCCCCAGACTCCCTACCCGCTCGGCGAAGACCTCGGCGACCCGATGGGGAACGCGACCCTTGGGGCGCTCAAGGACAAGAACCCGCAGTTCGGCAAGGAAGCGGCTCTCGAAGAGTTCTACAAGATGAGGCAGACGCACTAATGAACATGATGACTCTACCCGGCGAATCGGCGTAAGTCATAGGAGGGTAAGGAATTGGCCGCACCGAACTTGGACGAGATTAATACGCTGACAGTCAAGAAGATCATGCCCGGTCTTGTTGACAACTTCTTCAAGAACGATCCCCTCCTCGCCTTCTTGAAGAGGAACCGCTACAAGGTCTGGACGGGCGGCCCCCAAATCCAGGAGAACTTCATCTTCAAGCCGATGAAGGGCGGCTCCTACAAGAAGGGCGCCCAGTTCGACATCACCAAGCTCCAGACCAAGGCGGGTCTGCTCTTCGACCCCCGGTTCTACGAGGTGAACGTCACCGAATACACCGAGGATGTCGAGGTGATCATCCGGGGGCCAGAGGCGGTGCTGAACCTAGTGCAGGCCGACCTCGCCAACGCGGCGCTGACCATGAGCGCCCTGCTCGCCTGCGCCCTCTACCGCCACGGGCAGACGACTGGGTCGGAGGACCGCTCGGGCGAGTTGAACGGGATGGAGGAGGCCCTCGGGGACGGGGTGAACAACACCTACTCTGGGCAGGTCTTCCCCTCCTACGGGCAGCAGAGCCGCTCAGACGTGTTCCCTGCGCTGACCACCCCTGGGGTGCAGACCGGCGCCCTGATCCCCGCCAACATCGGCTCGACCTCCACTACCGCCGGGATCTCCTTCCGCGTGCTGGAGCACTCCTACCAGTCCTGCGTGATCGGCGACGAGCACCCGGTGATCGGGGTCACCAGCAACCGCTGCATGGGGTTCATCAACGAGAACTTCCAGCCCCAACAGCGGATCGACCAGATTGAGCCCACGATCGGCTTCCCGGGGCTGAAGTTCAAGCAGGCGACGATCGTGGAGAGCCAGTACGCTCCCGGGCAGGACATCACCGCCTCGGACGCGACCAACCTCGGAGCCTTCCAGCTCGGCACCACGCTCAGCCTCTCGACCGCGACCAAGGGCGAAACCTTCTGGTGGCTGAACCCCGGGAAGGAAGGCGACGACGCCTACATCAACCTCTACTTCTCGGCCTCCCCGAAGTACCAGTTCGGCTTCACCGGCTTCAAGGTGGCGCAGGACTCGACCGTGGTCGCCGGGCAGGTCCTCTTCGGAGGGAACGTCACCTGGCGGACCATGCGCCTGATGCGCGGGCTCTTCGGAATCCAGAACTAAGGGAAGGGAGCATAGGAGAAAGCCATGCCCTACAACATTCGCCAGCAAGGTGCCTTCTTCTCCACGGGAGACCCGGAGACCGTCTCGGACAAGACGATGTACGCCCCGGGTCTCCTCGGTGCCCGCGCCACGGTCAAGGAGCCCAGCACCGGCTCCGCCGTGGTGGGCGGCACCACCGCCGTCTCCCGAGTCAAGACCTACCAGTACGTCCAGTCCGACTCGGGGATGGCGGTC